GCCGCAGCTGCAGATCCTGCTGGCCCCGCAGCATCTGGAACCGCCCCAGCTCCGTCAGGCCCGCTTCCGGACCCAGCGCGAACACGGTGGACGCCATTTCAGGCGTGATGCCCTGCAGCAGCTGGTGTTGCAGGTTGGCCTGCCCGTTCGGGAATGCCTCACCCCAGATGCGGTCCATCACAGTACGGCGGTTCTGCAGCCGCTGATACTCGCTTTCCTCGCGCCGCGCCCGCTGTGACGCCAGTCCGGCCTGAACCGCGTTGGGCCCCCAGTTGCCGCCCGGCGCCGTCCCCAGGATCGACAGACCCATCAGAAATGCGCGGTTGTTCACGAGCCGCTCGAAATAGCCGGGGCCCGGAGGCTCGCGGTGGACCGTCGGCGTCCAGCGCTCGCGCTCGCCCTGTGTCCGGCTAGCCTCGTTGACGACGCGGTTGGCCTCGTCCTCCGACAAGCCAGTGGGCGGCGGGATGCGTCCGCGCTCCAGGATGTCCCCAGTGGTTACTTCCTCGCGGTTGCCGGGTGCATCAAGCAGCCCGCGCGGGCCCCGCACCAGATCGGTCAGCGGCGAATTCAAGCCGGTCGGGTCTATCGGGGGCGGCGTTTGGTTGCCGGCGGGCTGACGATTACCCAGGTTGCCCACACCAGGAGGCGTCCCGGGGTTGCGCACTGCCGCCTCGATCTCCGCCTGACTCATGCCAGGGGGCGGCCTGGCTGCACCCAGATCGCCCACACCTGGCGGCAGTCCGATGTTCATGCCAGGCGGAAGCATCGACGGGTCGATGCGCCCCGGAGGTGCCGGCGGCGGCTCCTGCATGTCCAATGTCGGATCGCCGGGCACAAGAGGCGGCGCGACCTCGCGGTTTACGCTGGTCGTGAATGGCGGCAGCTGGCCGTTGGTGAGCCCTAGCGAGCTCGGCCACAGCCATCCCCGCACCTCGGGCTGCCTGCGTGTGGGCGACTGCGGTGCCCCCATAGCCGCACCGAACCGCCGCACGTACTCCTGGCCAGAGATGCCCCTATGGCTGCCGGGCTGATAGTCGGTAGCGTTGCCGCCCTGGCTCAAAGGCCGACCCGTGAACCACATCGATGCCGCGTCGTTCGTATTGCCGAAACGGTTCACATAGCCGCCGAAGCGGTGCTGGAACAGCCGGTCCTGGGCGTTCTGGTCGGCGAGGAAGGCGTCCGGCGTCATGTCCTGCATGCCGGCCTCGGACAACCACGGCCGCAGGTTGCCGGGCATGATCTGGTAGCGGCCCAAAGCGCGCTCGTTGTAATAGCGGCTGCGCGGGTTGGTAATCAGCGGGCCGCGCCGATCGTAACGATTGCCGCTCTCGATGCTGGCAATTGCATCCGCCCATCGGCGCCAGTCGGTGTTTCCACCCTCCCAGGGAAGCGGCATGTCAGGCGCCCCCGCCCCAGGGCATGCCGCCCATTCCCAGCCCTAGGCCCATAGGCCCGCCGCCGAACATGCTGGCCGCCGTCAGCCCGAGGCCGGCAAGCGTTTGCATCGTGCTCGGAGTGGAGGTCTGTGTACCCTTGCTGGCGAGCAGCGACAGATTGCGCATACGCTCCAGGTACTGCTCCAGCGGCAAGTTCGCCGCCGCATCCAACGCGCCAGCCTGCCCAGCGGCAACCGTCTGGAACCCGCGCTCCTGGTTGTACTGATTGAACAGCGGCTGAGCCAACGCGCTCGTGAAGCCCCGTGTAAGAGCGCCGCCCAGCCCACTGTCGTTGGCGCTGCTGCCGCGGCCGGCGCGACCGAACACCGACGTAACAGCCGGAAACACCTGCTCGCGTATGGCACCCGTGAGCGCCCCGAGGTTAGGGTTGCTGGCGGGGTTTAGGTAGTTGCCGGATATGACGCTGCTGAGGTACTGCGACGCCTGCGGCACCAGCCGGCTCGGGTTGGTCATGTCCGACTGGTAGGCTTGCTCGATGCGGCCGGGGCCGACACGGGATAGGTCAGCAAACCCAGGCCCGGCCGCGGTCTGACTGGACGTCTGCTTGCTTGTTGTCACAGCTCACGTTCCATAACCACCAGCGTCTGTCTCCACTCCGGCCGCAGCTGGCGCACCCATCCACGGCGTCCCACGAGGGTCAGCCGCACGCATCCCCAGTGCTCGCGCGCCCAGTGCGCCACGTCCGCCTCCAGGTGCCGCCACGTGTCGAAGCCCTCGCCCGCAACCGCCACGATGTTGCAGCACCGCCCGCGCGCCGACAGGATGATCTCGGTAAGGCACACGCCTACTGGCTTGCCATTCCAGGCGAGCCACATCTGCATGGCGCCGCGGTCGCACATGGCGCGCACGTCGTGCGGGGCATGATCTGAGCCGCGAGCCAAGGCTGCCTTGACCCAGTGCTCGACATAGGGCCAGGCAGCAGCCGTCTTGGCCGGCGGCACCTGGACGGCTTTCACGGGGTCGCGCCGCCGACGAACTCGATCACGAGGCACACGCCGGCAGCGCCATCGGCGCCGACCTGGCCGCCTGCCGTGTTGATGTTCGCGGAGCCGCCGCCGCCGGACCCGTAAGCCACGCCGGCACTGCCGGCAGCCGTGCCCACAGCGCTGTTCAGCTGCACATTGGCGCGGCCCCCGCCCCCCCAGAACGACGCACCACCATGTCCGCCTACGCCGCCGGGGCCGTTGCCGCTGTAGCCAGTGCCACCGTCGCCACCTGCGATGTTCAGCGCGCCACCAGTCGGTACGCCGCCGAGGCCACCAAGCGTGGTGTGCTCGTTGCCCGTGCCGGCAACGCCAGCCCCACCGGTTCCCCCGGTCGCTGTGTGCAACGAGCCAAACGTGGTGTCCCCGCCGTTGCCACCATTGCCACCCGTGTTCGCTCCGGCAGTACCGGCAGCACCGATGGTCACCGTCTGGTTGGCGCCGATCTGGGCGGCCGTAAAGCGCTCGATGCACGTACCGCCCGCGCCGCCGCCGCCTGACGCCGCCCGCGAACTACCATCGCTGTCGACACCGCCGCTGCCGCCTCCCCCGCCTGTCGAGACGACGACGGCATAGAGCAGGCTGGCCGTGGGCGTGTAGGTGCCGGAAGCCGTGAACACTTGCAGGTTGACGTTGAAAAATAGCGTCGCCAGCAGGCTGACTATGTCGGAAATGTCTCCTTCGATGCCTTCCTGGAAAGAACCTTTGCGCAGCTCTCTGATAAGGTCTTGCGCCCACAGATGGAGCTGCTTAGGGTCTGATCCTTGAGGGTTCTTCCAGCGACTGTCGAATGTCATTTCAGATGCGCGCTGTCATCATTTCACTACTGACTGTCTTCGTGCTCGCTGCAGCACTTCTTCTGCTGACCGCCATCCTGCCAGAGCCAATCGAGTGCAGGCTGTGGGGCTGCTAGGCCATATCGCCGTACACGGCAAAGGAGAAGTACCTGTCCAGGTTGTCTCCGTTGTCGCGCTCCAGAGTGATCGTGAACGAGCTCGAACTCACGACCGCCCAATTGGCGATCGCCGAAACCGAATTGAACTCCGGCGATACCACCACGCCGTAGTTGGTATCGGCCATGGCATTAGTGAGCGTAACAGTATAGTTGCCGGTCGAATTTCTGGTGATGGAGGCCACGTTGTACGACGTGCCCACAATCCCACCGGCCGACGCGCCACGCCCTACGGCTTTCGGGTGTCCCGGATGGAAGTGCTGCCGCCCCGGCGTGACGGCCGTAACCAGCGATGCCGCGGCTTCCATCAGCGTCTGCGTGGCCAGCGCCAGCCCGCCCACGATGGCATCGCCGGCTTGGAATGCGCCTGGGCTCAGCAGCCGCCACTCATCCGGGCTCGACTTGTAGACGACGACCACCTGCTGGCCCGAGACAATGTCGTTGGCAGCCAGAGCATCGCCGTTCGGCCGCTTGATCGACTTCGCCGTAAGACCGTTGAGCGCCAGCGTGGCGGCTCCGGTATTGGCGAAATTCGCCGTGAAGGCGACCACTGTGTTGTTGACCAGCGCCGCAATGGTGCGGTTGCTGGTGACGGCATAAGCGTTCGCGCTGCCGGTGGACGTGATCGACCCGTCGGTGTCGAAGTACCAGCGCGCCAGCAGGCCCTCCAGAGCACGCGCGGCATTGTTGATGGCCCCGCCCAGCATGCCCTCTGGAAAGCGGTCGGTGTTGCTCGCGTCCACCACCTCCAAATCAACCATCTCGGCCATGTGCTATCTTTGCCCCGTCGGCGTTGCCGTCGCGTGTATGCCTTCCATCCGCCGCCAGCTCGCGCCGGCACCCAGAAGCACCCGCCCGAGCAGAAACCGCGCGTCCACCCGCTGTGGGCAGAACCCGGCCCGGTTCATGGTCGTGGGATTCGTGAACTGCATTGCCTCGCCCGGCAGCGCCTTGCGATAGCCCACTGCCGCCGACACCTGCCCCTGCTGGAAATCGCCCAGCGGCCAGATCTCGCTCACCATCGCCCGCATCCCAGCCATCGGCTCGAACTCGCGCGTGTGCAGCGTCGCCGCTCGCGCCGCGCCCGTGAACAGCGCCAGGCGATGGTTGGCCACCTTGAACCCCGCCAGTCTCCGCCGCCGGTCGTCGAACACGCCCGAGTCGATGTCGAACGTCGATAGCGGCGCCGCATCGATGCTCTGATCCCAGAACCCGGACGAGACGTCGATACTCTCCGGCTCCGACGGCGTGTCGAACAGGAAGTCGAGGTCCACCTCGTCCCTGGTCCAGCGGCCGTCCTCCACCGCGTAGATCAGCAGATCGGAGATGACCTCGCTCGATCCGGCCGGATAGCCGAACACAACGAGCTTGCGCTGCGGATCGACGCCCACCGCCACCCGGTGCCGGTAGGGATAATTGAGCCGCCGCACGAAGTAGTCGTCGACCTTGCCGTGCCCAATCGACACGCTGGCCTGACCGTCGAACACCCGGAAGCCGCCGTCGGAGACATAGAAGATCAGCCGGTTGTAGGCCGCCGCACCGTTGCGCGAGACGCAGCCCGCGGCCTTCTCGACGTAGTCCTGGCCGAAGTCCCAGATCACCGGAGGGCCGACGTAGATGGCCCGGCGCACGGCGCGCTCCTGAAAGAGCGCCGCGTAGTCCAGGCCAATGATGGTCTGGATTTCCCCCTGCTCCTGGTCCAGCTCCTGGTTGCCGGCCTGGGTTGCTGGATCTGGCGTCCAGTCAGTAATGTCGTTGAAGGCAGACCAGTGCGCCGTGTACAGCTCCCCCATCATCAGGAAGTCGTTGACGCGGGCGACGCTGGTCGCGGCCGACGGCGGCGAGCCGGCCAGATCGGTGAAGTCGGCGCTGGTGCCCATCTCGTAGTGCTGCGGCACCTCGGCGCCCGTCACCGCCACCACGTTGTCGCCGAACTGGGCGAACTGCCACGTGCCTTCTGAGGTCAGCGCGTAGCCACCAGACTTCGACACATCCTCGGCAGCACGGTCGGTCAGCTTGTAGAGCTTGGACGCGTCGCCGAAAAAGATGTTGGGCGCCGTCGAACTGTCGTAGACGGCACGCGCGCCGACCACCTGGGCATCGGCCTCAGCGTCGGCATCGTAATCGGCGAGGTCCGGGAACGGTGCGTACTGCCCGCCATAGGAAACAACGCCCTTGGCCTCGGCCGTCGGGTTCTCGCGGTCGCTCTTGTCGGGCTCGAACGCTGCGAACGGAATGGTCTCCGGCATGTCAGAGACTGCGGTGCACCTGATGGCCGATCATGACCTTGGCGGACATCTTGCGCTTGAGGCTCCATTCCGCCTCCTTGATGCCCTCCGAGGCCAGCGCCATGCCGTCCTTGTCGCGGATCACGTCGCGATAGAGCAGGAATTTCGCCTGGTGCCGGATCAGCGCCTCGCCATCCGTCATCCACCCGTTGGTGTCGTTGTCACTGGAGAGCGGGTTGGGTCCGAGCCGCGCCAGCCCGTTCAGCCGCAGCTCGTAGGCGTCATCGGGCGTAGGGAAGATGCGCAGCTGGTCGCCATAGATCGTGTAGCTGTCCGGCTGGCTCTGAAAACTGTCGTCCTGCCACTCGTTGACGTACTGCTGAGTGCGCGGGCAGAGCCGATAGGGCATGCTGTCGACGACGGCCACGATGTCATCGAGCTCCAGCACCAGCTCGCCGGTTGCAACCGCGGCACCGGCGCTGGTTAGCAGCGTCGGCGAGGCCATGGTGTAATACTCGGTGCCGGCCACCGTGTTGATGGTCCAGCGCGTCTCGTTGAAGGCGAAACGCTGGCCTTCCCAGGTCTGGATGGCGCTGTTGATCGACTGCCGGATCTGGCTGGCGAGGTCGTCGCGCAAGGTCTCGTCAGCGATGCGGGCCTGCATCGTGGCGAAGGTGGTCACTCCGCAGCCTCTTCTGGTCGCGCCTTCAACCGCCTGAACTCTTCTCGACGTTCGATTTCTGCACGAATGCGTCCAAGCAGGTCTCGATCTCTCGTTGTGTTAGCGCCCTTGGCTTCCTCTGCCTCAATATGAAAGAGCAGGAGCGTATGCAGCGTGATCAGATCGACCAGACTCAACTTCATGCTCGGCGTGTAGTCTGTTGCCATGCGTCTCACTCCGCAGCCTCAGCAGGCTGTGAAACCCACGGCATGCCGTAGGCTTCGACCATCGCAGCGATCTGCCGGTCGTTGCCGCCGTCGCGGTTGTGCTGCGACCACAGCCCGTCGGCGCCACTCGGCAGGTCGTAGATCGGCTGCGAACTGTCGATCAGCCGGAACGTCGAGCCGCCCAGCAGCCCCATCCAGTACCACCAGATGTCATCGTTCATCGGGCAGAGCGAGCGCGCCTTGGCCATGTCCAGGACCTCCGGCGCCATCGCGCAAGGCGGCACCAGCATGCCGTGGCAGGACGTGGGGAACAGCCCCGAATTGCTATCGCCAGGCTTCCACGCCAGCGGCCAGGTGTTATAGCTCCCAATGCCCCCGTCAGGCGTGTTCGTCGGCAACCGCCCGCGCCGCAGCAGAATCTCCTTGTCGCTGCGATGCGCCTCCGCCAACTCTCGCAGCCACGACGGCGGATAGACCAGGTCGTCGTCGGCCGTAACGATATAGGCGTCCGGGTACGCCTCCAGCGCCGGCACCAGCTTCTTGTAACTGCGGATGTCCTCCTCCACCTGCCGAATGGTGAGACCGTCCATGCGCAGGACGGTGGAAGGCAGCGCGGCGAATTCAGCTCGCGTCAGCCACAGCACCGTAGCGTCCGGCTTCACGTCCTGGTTCAGCAGGCTCTGCAGCGCGTGGTGCAGATGCTTGTAGCGCGGCGGGTGCGACGTGAGTGACACCACCACCGGCTCCAGCCTCGCCTTCGGTGCGGCGAACGCCTTGGCCCTCGGATCGGTCCCCGACGGCACGGCTACCGCCCAGCGCTTCTTGCCGCCTTCCCTCACGTCGACGGCATGCCCGGCCTTGCCCAGCATCTCCAGCAGGCCGACGCTGGTGTCCACGTCGTCGATCAGCAGTGTCGCCGCCCTGATGCGCTCGCGCAGTGCCCATAGCGCCGTCTTGCGCTGCGGCGAGTGGTAGGGCCCATCCACCAGCACCAGCCCGAAGCTCTCGGGCAGCTCCGCCTCGCCGTAGGCCACCTCGTCGGCCTTCGGCCCGATCGGCACCAGCGGAGCATAGTGCAGCACGACGTTCTTGATCGCGAGCCGGTTCAGGATTGCCGCCGTGTCGCGCCAGCTTTCCAGGTGACACTCCAGCACGTGCACAGCCAGGCCGCTGCCCTGCAGAGCCAGCCCTAGCACGACTGTCGTCAACCCGGAGCCCATCTCCAGCACCGGCTGCGTAGCCTCGCGCGCCCTGGCGTACAGCTCGGCTAGCGCCTCAGCCTCCAGCGTCCATGGGTTGTTCATCGGCGAGCGACCAGAGATGATGTCCCAGCCCTCGAACAGCGCCGCGAACGTGTCAGGCTCAGCCTTACCGGCTCGCAGCACCTCTACAGCGTCCAGGAACGGCTGCGGCAGCACCCGCTGCTGACGGCGCAGGTGGTTGCCGAAATGGCCCTGCCAGACCTGGGCGCCGGCGTGGCTGAACTGCATGTCCGGGTCCACGAACACCCGGAAGCCGGCCGCACGCGCCTTCAGGCACAGCATGTAATCGCCGGACTGGTAGTCGTTGCCGGCGTGCACCTCCTTGGGGATGCCGACCTCGCGCGGCCAGCCGCGTTCCACGATGCGCGCCACCGAATGATTGGGGTTGGCCTTCTCGTCGTCCGGATTGGGCCACCACGCCCGCGGGAAGCCCGACTTCCGCAAGCCGCCGCCGCGCTCGACCTCCGTCAGCTTCTCCAGCACGGGACGGCGAATGCGCATGAACCCAGTCGCCGCCTTCTCCATCTCGAACAGGTTGTTCTCGTTCTTGCCCAGCCCCTCGAACTGCCCGGCCACGAACGGGTAGGTCTCCGTGTCGTTCTTGTGCCGGTAGACGCCGGCCACGACGTCCCCGGGCGCCATCAGCAGATCCAGCACGCCCTTGGCATCCCATCCCATGTCGGCGTCGATGAAAAACAGATCGGTGTAGGTGTGCCGGCAGTTGGGGCTGTCGCTGCGGGGGCGCTCGAATTTCAGAAAGTCCCTGATGATGCCGTTGCGCACGTCGTCGACGTGGCAACTCCCCTGCACCATCAGAAAGTCGAACTGGACCCCGGCGCGCGACAGTGTTTCCACCGTCGCGGCCATGGACTTGGAGTGGTTGCACTCGGGATGATTGGTCGCCGGCGTCGCCAGCAGCACGTAGTAAGGCGATGGCGCGACCGGCGCCGCCCCGATGTACTGATAGTAACCACTCACTAGGCAGTCTCCGTCAGGCTGGGGTTGATCCAAACAACGACGACACCACGTAGGCAACCGCGATGTCGAACTGTCCCGCAGTCGGCTTGGTCGTCGTCATGCCGGTCTGCGTGATGTAAAGGTCGGTGTCCTGGGTGAAGTTCACCGACTTGATGCCGGTCGGCACCTGCACCGTCGTCGAGGTGCCCTCGGCAATGCCGGCCGCCCCGACCAGCGAGCTCTTCGCCGCCGTGGTGCCTATCCAGAGCTGCCGGGCACCGCCAGCCGGCGCCTCGGCCTGCTTCTTGTAGACCGCTGTCACCATGGCTCCCTTCGGGATGGTCCCGATCAGGAACTGGGTGCCGTTGGTGTCCGTCGCGTCACCGGCGTTGTGCCGGATCTCGAGGAAAGAGACCTGGAGACCTTCAGGCTTCCGGGCCGTTGTTCCGACTGCCATCGTGGCCTCCTATCAGGTGTGCGCCGCGGCGTAGGACGACATGACCACGGCCGCGAAGTCGTGGTCGGTGCTGCTCTCCGTATACGTGGACTTCTTCAGCCCGGAGATGCAGCCGGCCTTAACGCCCAGCTTGTTGCCGTAGTCGAAACGCTGCTCGAACCAATCGTACGTCGACTGGTCGTGGCCGATGCCGAAGCCGGCAATGGCCGCCTGCGCCCCGCACAGCACAGCACGGCGAGTGTTGCTGACCGCCAACCCGGTGGAGCTGCTCACACCCTTGGGGATGTGCGTGCTCTCGTGCAGGATGCAGCCGTTGTACTCGCCGAGCGCCCCGTTCAGGATCGGATTCTCGTCGCCCTGCCCGCCCTGCAGCCTGGAACGATGAATGTCGTACCAGAGGATCGGATGCGCGGTGTCGGAGCTCGACTTCGTGCGCAGGTCCGTCACCTGATACGGGTGCAAAAACACCACGAAGTAGGGCTTGCCGCCGACCATCACGGGACGGATAGGGTTCCTCCCGGTGCCGGTCTGGGCAACCTTGGCGTTCTCGATCGCCTTGTCGATCAGGATCAGCGAGAACACGTTGGAGGTCGTCAGCGACTGGTCCGCCGTCAGCCCGGAACCGGCGCGCACGACACGGGTAGGCGCCGTGATCGTGTTGTGGCCGTTGTACTCCGAGCCGGTGGCATCGGTGTCGCTGCCGGCGGTGCCGGTGGTGTTGCCGGGGGTGAAGCCGCAGAGGTGATAGAACCCCCAGATGTCCCAGCGCTCGGCCCACCAGTCGGCGAGGCCCTGCATGCCCTCGTCCCGGAGCGAGAAGGTGACGCGCTGCTGCGTCATCTCGCCGGCGGAGCGGACAGCATGCCGGAGCTGGTTGATCTCCAGGCCCTGCACGAAGGTCGAGAGCGACTCCTCGTTGCCCTCCAGGGTCGTGTCGCCGACGACGCCGCGGCCCCTCAGCTGCTTGCGCAGCGTGACGTATATCTTGTCGCCACGCTGCCGGTTGGTCTCGTTCTTGACCGTGATGATGCTGTCTGTGCCGGAGCCCATGAAGCGCTTGAGGTAGGTCCTCTTCAGCGCCTCGCGGTCCAGCTTGCGACTCCAGAGCTTGACGCTCTCCGGGTCGTTGAGATTGTAGGTCGTGTCTGCCACGTCGGCACACCTCGGGCGTGACCCCGCGCGGCCTCAAACCGGCGGGGCTGTTGATGGGATCGGCGGTGTGCTTCGAATGACGCCTCGATGCGCGGGCGATGGTCTTCGCTTGCGGTGCGAGCCGGAGAACCGGGCCACCTTTGACGCGGTGTGGCCAACTCGAATGCCGCGGATGACGCCCCGCGGCGCGGCGAACCTACATCTGTGCGAGCCTGCGCCGCAGCTCCGCGATAGCGGCCTCGTGTCCAACTATCTGGCGTTCGATGCCGGCACGAGTAGCACGCGCCTCCGAGGCTGTCTGCGCTTCCAGACGCTCGCGCTCGGCAGCGTCGACAACCGTCCGATGCCGCCGGCCGGCCTGGTTCTTCAGCGCCACGTACTCGTTCTCCAGCTGCGCCTTCACGGCGGCGTTGCCGTAGTAGTGCCAGGCAACCTCCACGTCGCCGGGCGCGCCTACCTCTGAGGTCGCGTGCAGCCACTTGCGGAACGCCTCAGGCGTCAGCGGCGCCGGCCTCTGCACCACACAGCCGTCGTTGGCCGCCCGCAGCCGCACGAGGGCCTCCAGCTGCTCCGTCGCCGTGGGCGCGCGCTGCGGCTCTTCGGGCGCCTGCCGCGCCTGCTCGGCAAGGGCAACCTGCCGGGCCCGCCGGCTGGCCGGGTGTGGCGGCAGCGGTCCGGTCATCCCAGCTTGCCCGCGCGCGCCATCTGGTCCCATATCTTGTCCGCCATCTCCGGGTCTTCGATGAACAGATCGGCGAGGTCGGCCACCGACAGGTCCTCCGCGCCCTTGCGCCCCGAGCTGCCGCCAGAGATGCTCACCGCCGCCTTCTGCCCGCGCTTGGCCGTATCCAGCTGAGCCTTGGCCTGCTCCGCCAGCGACTTGCCGTTCTGCCCCGCCGGCACCTTGCCAGCCGCCTTGGGCATGTAGCCGCGGCCCTTGGCGACCTCGTAATAGAACTGAGCCGGCGGGATGCCTAGCGCCAGCGCCTGCCGCGTCACCTGATCAGCGTCGTTCGCAAAGATAGCGTTCTTCAGGTCGGCCACGCTGCGGAAGCCCTGCTGCTGCGCGATATGCTGCGCCACCTGGCTATCGTCGGGGTACATAAGGTTGAGCTCGGCGACCCGCGTTGCCCGGATGTGCTGGATCGCGTCGTCGTAATCGGCCTTGTGCGCCTGTGAGGCCGGGTTGCGGATATCGCGCTCGGAGTGCTCGATCAGCGCGTCGATCTGCTGGCGCTCATGCAGCGCCTGCACGTCCTGCGTGGCGTGCTGGCTGCCCTGGCGCGCCTCGGTCAGCGCCGCCTCCAGCTGCCCGATGCGGCCCTCGAAGTACCCGATCGGATCCTCCTCCTTGGCCGGCAGCGCCGGCTTGTCGTCCTTCTTCGGATCCGGCTCGCGGGTGCGTGACTGCTCGATGACGCGCATGAGCTGGGCAAAGCGCTCGTCGGACGCCTTCTGCTGGGCCCGGGCCTCGCGCAAGGCGCGCTGCACGTTCTCATGCTCGGAGAACGGCACGTGCTCGGGCTTGGGGGGCTCCGGCTCTGCTGCAGGCGCTTGCGGCTCCGGCTCGGCGCCGGGCTCGGCAACCGGCGCGGCCTCTATGCCGAGCTCATTGCGCAGGTCCTCGTATTTGCCGGCATCTGGATCGGCTGCCGGTGTAGTCGTCACATCGCCCATGCCTTCCTCAGCTCATCTTGGCCCGCCAGCCCTGCTTGCGCAGCGCGCCGACAGCGGCCCTGAAACGCCTCTCGTACCCGTATGCCCCGCTGCGGGAGACGCGCCGCAGCTCGCGCAGCTCCTCCTCGTCGGCACGCAGGGCGGCCTGTACAGCGCGTGCGTCACGTCCGGCGAGAGCCGCCTGAACGCGCGCCGCCTCTGCCGCTCTGCGTGCGTCGTCCTCGTCCTGCAGGCGACGAATGGCGGCCTGCAGCTGCATGTCGAGCACACGCTGCTGCTCGGCCGCGACGGCGGCAAGACGGGCCTCTTCGGCGCGCTTCTGCCGGAGGTCCTCGCGGCGTGCCGCGACCTCCAACTCGTACGCGCGCGCCCGCTCCGCCTCCAGCTTCTTCGCCCGCTCGCGCCATTCGGCGTCGATCTCATCGAGCCACTGCTCGAAATAGGACTGCCACCACCAAGGTAGCGTACGCTTGGGCTGCTTGTGCCCGCCGCCGCCGTCGACACTGTCGGCAAAGACCAGCAGGCGCTCCACGCGGCCCTGCAGAAACGCTATCGCGAGCTGGGCAGATTCAATCTGCTCATCGGTCCACCCATGCCCCATAACGGCGCCGTGGAACCGCACGTTGGGCTTGTTGCCGATGCCTATGCCGGTTCCTGCCGTGCTGGCCGTGCCGGCATCGCCGGTATCGTAATCGCCGTCGTCTACGGCAAGCCGGCTCGCTGCGCCGGAATGCCGCTCGGTAACCACGAAATCCACATCCTGGTCCGGGATCGGCCGAGTCACGTCACCTTCCACGCCGGAGAAGATGCGCACCTCGTCGGTCTGCTCGAAATAGAGCTGCCCGTTGATACTGGCCGTGTCCCGGAACAGCCGGCCGACGTTGTCGGTGGACAGCCGCCGCCAGCCCGACACACGGTCAAGGGGCTGATCGAACGTCTCGGCAAAGGTCACCTGCACCGCGTCGTCGACGCCGTCGAACTCCACCCACTGCACGCCACCGCTGGCCTGATAAATGGGACGGCTGCCGGCCACCGACTGCGCAAGCGCGCCACCGTCGGAGCCGAGCCCGGCAATGAATCCGACCGTACCACCGACCGCCACATTACCCAGGCCAGCATCCGTAGGCCCGATGTTGCCAGCAGTAGGAAGCCACAGCCCGACCGGATCGAGCGCCAGCAATTCCGCCACCGGGTCGTAGTCGCTCGGGACCGGACCGAACGGCATCAGGCAGCCTTCGCCGGCCGCTTCGGCGCCGCTCTGGCCTTGGCCCTGGCCGCGGCTACCGCCTGCTCGTCCTTCGCCCGCTGCGCATCCAGCTTCTGCTCGTCAGCCTGGGCCTGCGTGGCGGCCTTCTGCTGCGCCATGGCCATGTCGGCGTCGATCTTCGCGTAGGTGGCCTCGATATCCAGCCGGCCCTTCTCGCGCTGGATCTGCAGGTCGACCGCGGCCTTGCGCATCTCGATCTGCGCCTTCTCGCGCTCGATCGCCAGCTCCTGCTCGGCCTTCTCGCGCTCCAGCGCGGCCTGCTGCTGCTGCGCCTGGGCATCCATCTCCAGCTCGGCCTTCCTCGCCTCTAGCTGCGCCTGCACCTTCATCATCTCGGGATCGGGAGGCGGCGGCTCCTGCGCCTTCTGCGCCAGCATCTGCCCGATCTCGGCCGACACGCTGGACGGCAGCGGGCTGTACTCCAAGATCTTCGCCCATACCTCGATCGGCACGTTCAGCTTGGCCAGCATCGGCAGCATGGCCTGGATCATCAGCCAGGTCTGCTCCTTCTGGTTCGGCGACATGGGCGCCTCGTCGACAATCACGTCGTAGGTCGACACACCCGGCTCGCGCACCAGCGGCACGTACTGCATGGTGGCATCGCGGCCCTTGATGCGGACCAGCCGCCCGTCGGAAATGTAGTGCTGGATGAAGTAGAGACGGACGCGACCCTTCTCCTTGCGGTAGCGGCGCAGGCTATCGAAGAACACGGCCAGGATGGCATAGCCGGCCTTCTTGCGCTGCGCCTCCAGCACGCCCGGCTGATCGCGCTCCACAAGGCCGAGCAGCTCCATGTTGATGCCCGAGGTCTGGGGCATCATGTTGTGCACGAACTCCATCAGCCGCTCGGTGCCGTCCGGCCACACCACCTGCGGCCGTTCCTTCACCATCGCGTTCTGGCCTGAGAGCGCGCCGCGCTTCATCTCGATGGGGGCGCGCGGGTTTGACCAGTCCTCCAGGGCCTTGCGCGGGTTCGCGAAGCTGTCCTGCTCGTACATGATACCGCCCTTGGCGGCCGTGTTCAGGATATCCAGTATCTGCACGAAGAACTTGTTGCCCCACATCTGCGGGTCGATCATCGCCCTGACCGCACCGTAGAACGTGTTGGTGTTGCGATCACGTTTGCCGGTGATGCACTTGAAGGTGAAAGCGCCGGCCTCGATCTCCGTCTTTTCCTCCAGAAACACCGAGCCGCAGATCACCGCCTGATAATACTTGCGGGTCTGGATCTCCATCGCCTCGGGCGGCTTCATACCGTTGCTGATGAACATCGCGTTCACCTGCCGCAACTGTTGACGTGTCAACGTCGCGGCCTGGCCGGTCATCGGGTCGGCGATGCGCCAGACCGGCTCCTCGTCCCACCACTGCACGTGGCGCACCCACACCTCACGCCGGTCGGCGCCGGCCTCCTTCCTGTGCGGCTCGTCCTCGCGCTCGTAGTCGTCCCGCGGCCCGGTCCAGCCCGTCGCGGGATCGTCCTGGCTGTTGCCTGCAATAGCCGTCGGCAGCTTCTTGCGCCACGCCGGCGGCAGGCTGTCCTTGTCGCGGTAACGCGCGCGGACGAGGCAGCGCGAGTTGCCCAGGTTGCGCTGGAAGGCGCCGTTGGGAACCGCCCACATCTCAAGCGGGTCTATGCGCTCGTCGACGATGCGGCCCTCGGGGTCGATGCTGTAGTCCATCCGCGTCTCGGTCCAGCCTAGCCCGCAGATCACCACGTCGCCGAAAGCGTCGCTCTCCTCGTCCTCGGTATCGGCTAGATCGCGTGACCACTCATCGGCAGCCGTGACGAGCTCGGACACCTGCACGTCGCCCTGCTCGCGCGGCATGTAGCGCACTTCCTGCCGGTTCAGGATCTCCGCGCCTGTGACGGCGTCAACCATAGGCCCGACGCGGTTGAAGGTGACGGGCTGGCGCATCTGGTCGAGCAGCGCGGCCTTGTCCTCGCTGGTCCACTGGTCGCCGGCATGAAAGGCGTAAGAGCGGCGAGCCTCCTCGCGCCACTTCGACCAGTGGTTGCGCGCCTGGCGCTCCCACCTGCGGATGCGGCGGAGAAGGCTGTCGTCGGTACGGCCCGGGTCCGCCTCGGCGGTCTCGGGCTCGTCGGTGTCGTAGTCGGCCACGGCTCGACGTGCGGCGTCAGTAGCCGCCGCCAGGCCTAGGCTTCGGACGCGGCTTAGGTTTCGGTTTGCCTTTGGCCATCGTACCAGTCCTTCAGCTTCGCCCTTGCGGTTGTCATGTCACCCGCCGCCACGCGCACACCGTGACGCAGATAGAGCCCGTCCGGACGCTTCCAAGCCCCGATCACGCCCATCTGCCCGTCCGGGAGCACCACCGTGCTGATCTCCGGCTCTACGCTGCCCACGCACTGCCTCCTGTCCGCGGCTTGGCGTACCTGTCCGACGGCGGCGGAACATAGTCAGGCGCGAACCCGCATGCCCCTGTCTGCAGAGCGTCGGCCCCGTGCGAAGCCCAGTTGTGCGCAGGCTCGTCCTTGTACCGCCCGTTCACGTCGTCCCAAACCCAGCTGTAATTGTCCAGACAGCGGATGCCCTGCGCGCAGTTCTCCTCGTCGATCCAGCACATCGACAGGAAGTTGCGCGCGGCCTCGATCGCATCCGCCTTGTTGGACACCCGCGGCACCACCTCGAACGGCAACCCGAGCTCGAACGCCACGTCTTTGACCTTCTTCTGGCCGGGCAGCGTCCAGTTGGAGTTGTCCAGGTCGTGCGGGCCGTAGTGCTTGCGATAGGTGTATCCCTTCTCGCGGGCCAGCTCCTCCAGGTAGCGCCGGTAGTGCTGTACCCCCTCGCCGCTGTTCTCATAATAGTCGATCAGGTGGTGCATGTTGGAGCCGTTGTTCTGGTGGAACCAGATGGCGGTATTCGGCCCCTTGGCGATGTCCCAGAACGTGTTCACCGGCAGCGCCTGATCATGCTCAACCACGCCGATCCGGCGCTTCTCCCTCAGCCGCGTCATCTCGCGCCGGAACACGGCGCCCTCGAGCGACACCTTGAACGCCTCCTCCGGATAGCTCGGGTACTCCCGCCACATCATATCGGGACCCAGCTTGGCGCGCTGCACCGCATACCAAGCCTTCTGCTCGTCATCGAGCCGGATGCCGTACCGCGCAGCCATGTCGGCGAAATACTCGCCAAGCTCCTTGTGGATGACCACACCGTCCGGGCTCAGGCGGTACTGCCGCCGCATCTGCCACGGCAGAAAGATCAGTTTGAAATCGAGCGGCGTGGGCGACTTGCCAGCCGCCTGAGCCTTCATCGCCGCGTCGGCCAGGTCGTAGAAATCACCGGCAGCACCTTCCGCCGTGCTCTCCACGAACACCGTGTTGCCGGCGTGGACAGTTCCGAAGGCGCCGGTCCTGATCTCCCGGCTGCGCTTGGGCGCCGTCGCGGCGATCTTGCCCAGCTCCGACACGTGCAAGATCTGCAGCGTGCCGCCGCGATGGGACGTCCCGACACTTATCGAGCTGCCGTTATAGAACTCCAGCTCGGTGTTGTTTTCTTTCCTGAGCGGCGAGGCGCGCCGGAACTCGGGCGGCAGCGACGCATAGGCGTGCTTGGCCTTGTCCAGCTTCTTCTCGGCATCGGTCAACGTCGCGTCGACCAGGCCACACTGGGTGTTCGGATAGAACAAAGCCGTGTCGAGCATCAGCAGCACGATGAGCGTCGAGATCCCGTGCTGACGGCCCTTCAGGATCAGGTTCCAATACCAAACGGCGCGCATCATCGACGCCTGCACGTCATTCATGACGAATGGGATCGACCGCCCGCCCTCGTCAATGATGCGGTAAAGCCCGCTCGTGAGCCGCTTCTTGCGCGTCCCTATCCTCGTCATCAAAGCCGACGAAAGATCGGGGGGCTCCTGCGTTGCCGGCGATGAATGCATGCAGATCGCGACTCACACCAAGAAGGACCTCGCCCGACACGTCGACCGATTTCAGGGCGCGGTGCCGGTAGGGCGCTGCGCAGCGTGCAGCGTGCAAGCGAACCTCCAGGGGCAGCTCGCCGTGGCGCATTACGGCCAGCAGAAAGTCGAGCGGCTCAGTCTCCGGGGCGATACCAAGATCCGGTAGAAGAAGCCGCCGGCCGATCGCCTTCGCCTTCTCCCCCAGCCGGTGGCGCTTCGGCTTGTTCAGCCCGCCCTTCTTCCGGCCGCTCCCCGGTACCTTCTGCCCCTTGGGCCAGCGATTTGCGCTCATCCTCTGTCAGCTTCACAAGACCCGCCGCAGCATGCCGCTCGCGGCGCGCCACAGCCAGACTGCCCTCGTGCGCCTGCCACTCGCAGACGACGATGTTGCCGTAATCCTCCAGTGCCAGAACCGTAAACACGCGGTCTCCGCCAGCCCGAAGGCGTACCACGTCGCCGGGCTGGAACGACGGCCGATGCACGCGCGCTAGATCCATCAGT